ATCTGGTACATATTGCTGGGCCCAGTTAGTTGATGCTGTTGTGCCCGTTAAATCTAGATAATTTGAATTTAGTGCTTGCTTTTGTGGAGCAGCTACACTGTTTAAATTACCTCCTGCAGTAATTGCCATAATTTATTTTTTTAAATTGTTATTTATTTTTGTTTTTAATTTTAAACTTAAAATCAGAAGAATCTTCACCTAACACTTTAAACTTTAAACCACCTGCCTCAATAGTTCCATGACTTTGTCTTGGATCCATATTGACATTTTTGGCTTTAGCAACACTATCTTTCATAGCATCAGCCTTACCTTGTTCGTAAAAGTGTTTTGCAATAGCATCTGCATTCATTGCTGTGTATAAAGATTTATGATAACCCGCGGCATCTGACATTTGATTATCTTTGTTCAAAAACTTTTTGACAAAATTATTAATATCACTTTGGGCATCTTTAACTTCACTAGCATTGTTTACATTAAATCTATACTTTTTATCTCCAACATTATATTCAAAACCTTTAAATTTATCGTTAAATAAATTGTTAGTTTTTTGAGTAAAAGTACTTCTTTCTAATTCTGATGCTTTTTTAGTCGCTTCTGACTCTTTGTTATATCTATTAAAGAAATCTATAGCTTTTTGTTGTTCTTGAGTCAACTTTGACCCAGCTTTAATATCTTCATAGTATTTGGACTTTTGCCCGTCCAAGTGGCTTCTAGCGCTGGCAACTTGCTCTTTTAACGCTAATTTTTTTCTTCGTATATCTCTTTCATCATCTGTTTCTTCATCGTAAGAGAACGAGTCTTCCATAAGGAAGTTAATTTCTTCTGCATTTAAATGAGGTTTTGTTTGTTTATAATATTCATATAATAAATCTTGATCATCTAGTTTATTATAATCTTGATTTAACTTAACATAATCATTTAAATCACCACCAGTTTCCTCCATAAAATCCATTAACTTTTGCACATTTTCTGGCAATGGTTTTCCGGTGGCCTCTGCTTCAGCAACAGCTTCTTCAATTTTTTCTTCTACTTCAGCAACAGCTTTTTCAGTAGAATCTTCAGTGATTTCTTCTAATACTGAAGTTTCTTGTGCTTCTGCTTCCGGTTGTACTTCTTCTTGTTTTTCTGTGGGCTCGGCATTTTCAGACTTTGCAACCACTCCGCTGTCGTCAGCGTTATCTTCTTTAGTTTCATTTTCTTCTGGTTTTACTGGTTTATCTAAATTTACTTTTATAACATTTTCTTTTTCTTGAGTATTTTTAACCTCAACTTTAGTAACATTATCTTGTGTAGTTTCTTCAACTACGTTTTCATTTTTTTCTTCCATAATATAATATAATAATAATTAATAAATTTTATCTTGGTCCAAAGTCGCCTAAATCAAATCCTCCCCCTAGTATATCATTACCTGAAGATTCAAAGTTTTTAGGTGATTTTTCGCCTTTTCTTTGCTCAATCATCTCACTTTGTTGAGTTGCTTGAATTCTTGTTCTTTCATCTTTTCTGTCTTCTTTTTCTTTTTCTCTTTCTTTTATTCCATCTACCTCCATGCCTTTAAGTTTCATATTCATATCAAACTCTAATTGCATCAGTTCTTTTTTGTGCTCAACTTCTTCTGCCATTTTTTGAGATTCTAATTGAGCTTTTAATTGCTCTAGTTCTGCTTTACTAGCATTTAACGCTTGGTTTTTTTGCATTTCAGCTTGAGCTGCTGCTTGCGTAGATTGTTGGTTTAATTGAGCTTGTTGTTGCATGTTTTGCTGTTGTATGGCTTGATCTCTATCTAGTTTCTTTTGTCTACGTATTTTTAACAATTGATTAGCTAGTTTAATATTTTTTATTTCTCTAAGATCAATAGCGTCAGCAAGCTCAATAATTTGCTGTTGTATTGCCATTTGAATATTATTTTCTAACAATGCTCTTTCTTCGTCATCTGGCTGTAGTTGTATAAATATACCAAAATCATATAAGTGTAGCTCTGACATTTCTTTTAAAGTAGCAACATTGTGAGAACCTATAGCTTGTATAAAAGCATCTTTTGTAGGAGAATATTCTATAATATCAGATATTCTAAGAGATAAACATTCTGCAACTTCTGCTGTTAAAAATAATCCAGATTGTAATATATGTCTAGTTGCTGTGTTAGAATTAGCTGCAGCCATTTTTTGTACACCAACTAAAGCATTTTTATCTGGCATACTACCATCTCTAGCTTCATTTAATCCAGTTACATCTCTTATCATTTGTAAATAATAATTATATGTTTGTATTAAACTCTGCATTTTAGCCCCACCATTTCCAGATTGTATTTCTTGAATAGGTATTTTACCCGGATTCATATCACCGTCAGAAGTAAATGATCTACCAATAACAGAACCAGTTTGAAAAAACATGTTTAATGCTTCTTGTGGATTATAGTTAGTTCCATTACCTAAGTCTATTTCAGCCAAACCATCTGCATCTAAATAAACACCATCTGGTACTAATCTAGACATTACTTGTTGAAGTTTTAAATGTGTTAGTTGAATCATGTCAGCAAAACCAGTTACACGTTTTACTAATGAATCAATTTTACCATTATACATTCTTGGTGCAACAATAGCGTAGTTCATTTTAACTTTTGTAAAATCACTTTTAGGACGCATCATATTTTTAGCCATTTCCCATTTTAACAACTTATTTGTCCCAAGAATCATAGCTCCATCATACAGACACTCTATAGATCTTAACAGTCTTGAATACCCACCTTCTTTGTCTTCAGGTGGATTAAAAGAATCATCTTTTGGTATAATTTTATCAGCACCAGTTCCTGTTTCTTTTATTTTATAAACCTCGTTCATATATGTTTTATAATTAAAGTATAAAACTTGAATAGTGTTGTTATCTTCTTTATCTACAGAATATCTAGTATTGTAATTATTTCTATTATACGATTTGTTTTTCATTATATCTTCTAAATCAGATTCAGTAAGATGTGGAAATTGTTTTGCTAATTCGTTAACAGGTATAGATTTTACTTCACCAACATAATATATATCTTCAAAATAAGGAGAATCAGTATAAGAATATACAAGATTAGCTGGATCTACGTAATCTATAGTAACGCCCTCTGAAGTATTAAAAGATGTTTTTACAGCACCAATACCTAAAACAGTAAGATCATAATAAAAACGTTTTTTAGTTAATTCATAGTTATTGCCTTCAAACAAAGTATTTAAAGCTTGTTCTTCTGCTATTTCTACAGCTTGCTTATAATTTAGCTGCATATGAAGTTGAAGCTCTTCTGTTGATATAGGTATTTCTTCTTCAGTATCTCTTGTATTAACACCGTAATCTGCAGCAACAGAAGCATCAAACTCTCTCATTTCCATATCATTTAACATAGCTTCCATATACTTTGTTCTTTTTTCTACTCCAAAAGGATCTTGAGAATAAGCTTTTATATCATAAGTTCTTTGAGCTATACCATTAACAACTATGTCTACAAATTTAGAAATAATTGGAACTGGCGTCCAATCTAAATTAAGATAGGACAAATCGCCATTTATAGACAACTCATCCTTATATTTTTGCATTGATTGCTCACCTCTAGCGTACAATCTTAAATTATGAAAATGATTAAAATTATTTTTAAACTTATTAATACTTCTATCATTATTGAACCACTCTGTTTCAATAGCTTTACCTACTTTTAAACCATAATCATAGCTTAATTTTTCAGCATCACTTACTGTTTGACTCGGGAAATAACTTTTAATGCCAGGCTCTGCCATATTTATTATTTGATTATTTGTGAATTAGTTCCAGTATTTTTATACTTGGAAATATTTATATTTAGTTTAGGTTTTTCAACCTTAGCATTTGGTGCGTATAAATGCCTATTGTTTGCCATAATAGCTAAACCAGAACTTATAGACGCATCATGCTTTGTTCTTTTGTTTATATCAAACTTACTCCAATCATTTAACAACTCGTTAAAATATAAATCTCCAAATGTTCCATCTTGCTTTATACCTACATGATTTTGGATGTACATTTCGATTGCAGCAGCATGAGCTTGTTTAATGTCTTCAGAAGAGTTAGGTATACCGCCTACTTCTTTTTCTGCTACAGATAACTTGTTCCATATTTTATCTGGCCTATTCATACTAAATCCTCTATAGCCTCTACGCCTTAAATAGTATAATAATCTAGGTTTGTTATTTTCTGCAAGTATTGGCATACCATAAAATACTAATGCCATTAAAACATCTTCAAAGAAAATTTCAGCCGTAGGTGGTCTTGATAAGTACTCTAAAAAAAAGCTATTCGCAGGAGCGTCCTCCATGCTAAACCTGGTTAAGCCGTGTAATGCTCCTTTAGAT